ACATACTATTTTTTAAATAATTTATTATTACTTCATTTTTAGTTGGTCCTGTTATTAAAATGTCACTATTGTAATCTTTGAATTTTAAATTATATTTATCTAATAAATTTTGCTTCATCTCTATTGTCTTTCCTAATCCGTGAAGTTCAAATTTTAAATAATCTTTTAAATATTCATATAGATTTAACATATATTGAGGGTTTTTAAACGTAGCATATCGTCCAATATATGTTATCTTTTTTTCCTTTTTAGTAATACTATTATCGTTGAATGTGTATGGAAGACTAAAGGAACTTAAATTATCTTTTTTATAATTTAAGTATTCTTTTATAATAGACGCATATGTTCCATCACAATTAAACACATATATGTTATTTACTACATTTATAGCATTAAATATTTTAGGTATTTTATTTAAATATGCTACAGTGTTAAAATGTAAAAATAATAATAATATTTTTCCTCTTTTCTTTAATTCATATAACATTTGATAAAACCAATCTATTTGTTCTAGCGTGTATTTATTACTTGGAAGACTGTTAATAATAATAATTTGTGTGTTATTAAAATCATTTAAAAAATTATTAGTATATATGCTATTTGTTTTGAAATTTCTACTATTTACAAATTTAATATTATCATATGAATAATTAATTATTTTATAATTCTTATTTTTAGACAACTCTAATATGAATTTAGTACTACCTAGTCCATCTAACGATTGTCCATTTAACCAATAAATAGTATCATTATGCATATATTATGCCTTTTTTTGATATATCCAGTTCATCAGGTCACTCTTGGAATCATTGTTCATGACATCTTGATAGAACATATGGTCCGTTTTTGGAAGTGAATATAAAGACCAATTCTTCCAATTAGAGTTGATTATTTCTTTTATCATATTGAAATGTCTTTCATAAACATGAATAGAAGATGGAATATGAATATATTCTCCTAATGTTAATGTTTTATACTTCTCTTTTAACTTTAAATATAATAATTGTTGAAGTATAGTAAAAAATGGAACATCATAACAAAATCCCCAAATTAAATCATTAGAACGCATGTAATTTATAGATATTAATTTATTATTTCTAATTAAATATTGAACATCTAATGTACATACAAAGTCATGGGTCCCTTCTATTTTATGTTTAATTTGATTAAAATTAATTACAGCTTGACGCGAATGTTTATCTTCTAATAATCTTTCTAAACACCAATCAAATTGTGTTTTATTATTTTTAATTTTTTGTTTTAATGCAATATATCCATATGTTGAATTTATTTTACCATCTAAACGAATTATATCATTCCACGTTTTAGCATATTTTCTAATAAATTCACCGTTTTTATGTTTTCTAAAATAAAATATTAATTCATGTTTTAAGTATTCTAAATTTAATTTACGTTCTGGAATTGTGATTATATTATTTAATGGATTTGTAAGAATAATTTTAGGGCAAATTAATTCTTTTGTTTTTATTCCTTTAACGTTAGTTATACATTGTTTGTTTATTTCATAACAAAGTTTAAATAATAAAACATCAATTGAGTTGCTTTCTATTTTCATATTTTTCTATCTCCTTTTCTATGTAAAATTCTATTTTTTGCATAGACATTGTTTCATCATTAAACAATTTGAATTTTTTATTGATATTACAATGTTCATACTGTAATAAAAATTCATTTTGTACAGGTTTAATTAAATCTTTAGTTATAAATACATCATCAAACCATTTATATATAGTTTCTAATGGTGCTGTTATTAAAATTAATACATTATTATCATTTATATTTTTTTCTAAATCTCTTAAATAATTAGGACTATATCCTCTAATTAATAAACCATATACAAATTCCCCTAACCAACCTCTATCATATATGTTACCTACATTGTTATTCAATTTATTTATTAATTCTTTATATTGTTTTTTACCATCATTTAAATCTTTAGGAGCTGATAAATGATTATATTTTAATCCATATTTATTACACAAATGTTTTGCTATTTTTGTTTTCCCTACACAATCACAACCTTCAAATATTAAATTGTATTTAGATAGTGATTGCTTCAATAAGTTGTTTTTCATAATCTTCCTTTCCAATATCAAATTTTATTACATATGATGGATGTCTTAAAGAAATATAATCTTTTATATTTAATTTTTTTATACTATCTCTCGCAATTGCTCCTAAAGTAATTATTTTTATAGGTTTTATTTCTTTTATTAATTTATCTAATTCTTCTATTCCTTTGTTTTTTAACTCTTCTGTTATCTTTTCTTTATCTAAAGAATAATTTATTGCATTAGTAAGAATTATATTTTTTGTTTGTTTAATAACTCTATTAACAAATAATGCTGTTTTATTCTTACTTTCTGAATCAAATGCAATATAATTACCGCTCCTGGGACAATATTTTTTTACTGTCCCAGGGCGTTCACCAACAATAAGAATTATTTTGTTTTTATCTTCAACATTTATTTCATTATTGTAGTGTTTAATCATATTATTCTTCAATCTGATTTGTTAATGTTCTATAAACTATAGAAATTATTTTTCTTCTTTCTTTTGTGTTCCATTCTGGAAATTTCTCCTGAAGTTGTTTAACTACGTCTGCAGCTGCTGCTTTACAATCATCATAGTTATACTTGGACATATTATCACCTCCTTTTTAATATTTTTGTTGTTGACGTTTGTGATTTATTTCATTCTTTTTACAATATTCATTATACAATTTACTAGGGGTTATATCTAATAATAGTGCTAAATTAATTATAAAATGAATTATATCAATATATTCTTCTATTAATTTATTTTTATCTATTTCTTTTATTGTTTTCCAAGGTCTCCAATTTGTTTCTTGTAATAATTCAGTTAATTCAACTTTTGCTGCTAATACATTAATACTAATATTTTCTTGCCATTTTAATTCATATTTCATCTTAGTTTGTAATTGTTTTTGTTTCTTGAAAATTAAATCTAATTTGTCCATGATTTATCTCCTTTTTATTTTCTTTTACTAAATCATTATACATTGTAAAAAACTGTCCTCTTAAATAATCAATATTAGTTGAATGACCTACTGCATAAACACCTCCTATAAGCTTTAATACTTTCTCCACGTTTTTATCTTTTATCGGTGTGTTGTTATTTACTTTATCTAAAACTATAGCCCAAGCTGATGTTGCTGAAACACTATTTAATTCATTCACTTGCTTTCTAATAAGTGCAACTAAATTACTATTAGGATATAATTCAGTTACATTATTAATTATACTATGGATAGCAAATTCAAACTGTTCATCAGTCAAATCTTTTAATAACTCATAATATATTTTAGCTTCTATATGAATATTATTAAAAACTGATGTTATTAAACTTATACCTTTTTTAAATATATCTTTGTTCATAAATTGTTTAATCCTTGTAATGTTGATAACTGTTTAGGAGTGTATTTTGGCTTAATAGGTTCTACTCTATCAATCCAATCGTGCCAGTTATTGAACCAAGTGGAAGCATTCTTAATAAATCCATTGGCTACTCGTTCACTTGAAAGATAATTACTTAATGCTTTTTTACACAACTTGTAATCATCTTCATTAGTAACTGTTTTCTTGAAGCTTCTAATAGCTAATTTCTTCCCATCTTTGTTAGGGTATAGTTGTATTAATTCTTCAAACCAAGATTCTACTCGTTTTTCTTCTTTACCTATAGATTTAGGCATCATTAGTTTCTTTAAATCAATCCAATCTGCCATCTCATCAGGAACTTCTAACATAGCTCTTTCTATTCCTACTTGAACATATGGCGATTTTAGATTCTGATGTTTTATAAAATTCTTAATAGCTATCCAACCATTTCTATAAATCATTTTCCCATCTGCTTCAAATTTAGTAAGTATCTGTTCTAAATTACTTTCAGATATATTCAAGTCATGCGATATTTGGCATAATGGGATTTCATATATTCCGCATATAGAAGAAAGGTGATTTGTTAAAAGATATAAGTATGTTAGCTTTTCTAATGAGTTTAACTTGATTATATATCCATCAAACCAAAATTTAGTATTTATCATACGATTCCCCATATTGAATCCTTATTTTAAATCAAGTTTTGTTATGTTAGTTTTCCAATATTTAGATTTTTCTACATATTTATTCTTAATTTCTGCTGGAACTTTATAACTAGCTTTTTCTATAAACTTTCCAGTTATAAAATACTCGCCACAAATTAAATCTGTTTTCTCTTTTACCATTTCTTTTATCTGTTCATCTATTTCATCATAATCTTCTGCGTGCTGTTTTAGCATTTCTCTTTTCTTTAACAGGTCTAGCAACTCATCATTATCTATTACTTCTGCACCTTTACCAAAATCTCTATCTGGCATACAGATATGTTTAAATGAACATTCAGCACATACTGTATTATCTGTTATTCGTTCTGGTTCTATCTTATTATCTACTGCACTATTAACTGCTGCAGCTTTCTTTAATAAAGTGTCAGCAAAAGAATAATCTAAATCCATCCAAATAACTTTTGGCTGAAAATTAACTTTATTCTTTAAGTAAAATAAACCTTTATCTCTGTTGCTTAAAAGCATATAGATTTGTAATTGAGCAGGATAATTTCTGATATACCATTTCTTATGGTTCTTCATATCGTCTAGTGTATTAATCTTTTCCCAGATGAATGGCGACATTGATTTTACTTCTATTGGATAATCAACACCATCAATTTCAATATCAGCGTCTTTATGACCTGTTATTTTAAATTCTCTATACTCAAAATCTCTACCTTGGTTTTTAATAGTATATCCTGCATTTTCTAGTTCTCTAAAACACGCTTTCTCAATTACATTACCTGCTTCATATATATACTGCAAGCTAACTTCTGGGAGTGTTTGTTTTTCCCAGGCAGTTCTACAGTAATATAAATATCTATTACAAGGATGTCCTAAAGAACTAGCTCTATTAGTGTTGCAAGGAGAGTGCCTACGCTTATCACTATAATATTTATTTACGATTTGTATTATATCTAACATTATTTACCTCCTTCTTGTTCTTTTTTCTTTAAATCTTTTGCTTTATGTAATGCTATTTCTAATCTTTTACCAGTTAATTTTAAGCAACTATCTACTCCAGAAACTTCTTTACCATCTTTAGTAGTAAATTTAGTTAAATCTACTAATAGAGTTCTAGCTATATCTTTATTATCTAAAGCTAATTCCATTAATATTTTACCCAATTCTTCTTGTAGCTTTCTATCATCACCACTAATGCCACCTTGACCACCTTTGTTATATTCTACTTTTGCTACTTTATTACTATCTATTCCTGACTGGTTTATTTCTTCCCATGTCATATTTCTAATACCCAGCAATCTAGTAATAGCATTAGTCATAAAGTTAGAATATGCAGCTTTCATTATATTGGTTTCATCTATTTCTGAAAGCAATTTATATTCGCCTCTTGCTTTTGCAAAGAAAGCATCTTTGCTTGAGCAAGTTCCAACTGCTTCCATACTATCTATTCCGCCATGTAGTGATGCAACTCCAGTTACTAGATAATAATAAAACTTACCTTTCTCGTCATCAGACCATATCTTTTCAGATTTGACATTGCTTATTTTAACTCCAAATAATCTAGCGACTTTCTCTGCACCACTACTTGTAAGATATGGTTTGCCTTGCATATCGCACCAATCACTTTCATTAGTGCTTTTCATTGCTACCATTTTAAGCTTTTGTATTTTCTCTAATCGTCTTTCTGCTAATGCTATTAAATCATCTGCTGTTTCTACTATATTATTTTCACTTGTTACTACTATTTCATTTTTTAAATTTTCCATATAAACCTCCGTTTAGTTTGTTTCAAATACATATGGGTTAGATGTTGTTCCTGGTTTCATAAAACTTGAATCTCCAAATGTTGCATACTTTGGCTTTATAGTACCAACTTCACTTCCATTGCTTGTTGATACTACATATGGGTTGTTATAACTACCAGCTTTCATAAAGCTACTATTACCAAATGTCTGGTATCTTGCTTTCACCTCATATGTTTCTGCTAGACAACTACTACTGACCAACACTAATACCATTACTATTAACTTCTTCATTTGTTACCTCCTTTTCGTATTGTATCTGTTTAATTAATCCAATAATAATTCCTTGTAAAAAACTTAACTCACATCTTAAATCTGTATTTTCTGCTAAAGGAGAATAATAAGTGCTTTCAGCTTTTAACTTATTATCTATTCTTGCTTCAATTTCTTTTAATTGTTTTTCTATATTCATATTCTTGCTCCTCTACTACTTATGATATATTGACTTTGCCCTTTATCCCTTAAATCCATATAGTAGAATATCATTTCGTGTAGTTTTGGATAATCAGTTTTATTTTTAAAATTATTTAAAAACTTTCTAGCTTCCATTACTGGTATTTTTTCTATACTCATTTTGGCTCCTTTGATAAGCAGTTAATTAAATCAATTACCTCTTGCTTATCTTTTTTATCTAAACTATCCCACCATTTACAACCTTCGTAAACATATATACTCATAGTATATAGTTTAATTACTGCTACTGCTAAAACAACACCAATCACAAATCCTTTAATTTTATTCACGATTTCCTCCTTTTGTCTTTAGTTGCTCTGTTCAATAATTCTAAATTGAGTTGTATTAAAAAATCTTCCCAATACTTTTCAGCTTGAGCAAAACTTATATGATGATGTTCTTTAAAACCTTCTTCATCATTATCATTATAAAAGCTATCTAGTGCCTGTAATGCGTAAGTTGGTTTACATAGATTAAATATGAATAATAATTGTTTAGTATTTAATTTCATATTAATCTCCTGTATATTCACCAGAACCTTTATTTGCATAGTAATCTGCAGTTATGCTTGCTGGTGGGTTAGGGTTAAAAGGTTTTGGCGCGGCTACTGTTATATATTTTTTAACAAAATCAATAGCATATTGAACTGAACAACTTGGAAGTTCTGGAATTGCTATTACAATAGCGGCTAGATACCCTGTTCGTTCTGGTAAATTCATATTTGTTTCATTTAATAACATTCTATTACATTCTACTAATCTTTTTTCTATTTCCCTAATTTTGTTCAACGATAAATCTTTCATATATCCTCCTTATTTACGATTTACTATTAATTACTGGACTATAATCTCCTTCGCACTCACTACATATATATCTGCCTTTATTGTTATGTAAAACTATATTAAATTCCTTTTGGCAAATATAACACTTCTTATTATCTGTTTCACACCATTCACAAAACTCTGACTCTGTTACACCGCCACATTCTTTGCATGTCATAATTATCTCCATGGGTTAGTATTGTTGTTTATCCTATTTACACCTAAAGAAAATTCAAACTGATTTTCATTTATAGTATAGTATCCTAAAGCTATTTTCCATTCATTTTCTTGCCAGCCTCTATTTTTAGCAACTATTGGGTCTGTTGGAGGATACATCTTTAATTCATTCTGAATATATGCTCTAATTCTTTTAGGAGAATCAAGTGGAGGTAAATCATATATAGTATCTAATTTAATATAATTATCTCCATTAATATTATCTATTAGCTCTGGATAAAATAACTTAACCCATTCTATTGTAAGTTCCTTATCACTATTTCTAGTAGCAGGATAGAATTTTAAAATATATTCTATTCTTTCTTTCTGTTTTTTAATATCACTTATATTCATTTTATACCTCTTAAAAAATAAAGGAGCCATATGAGGGTTCGTAATCTAGAAGGTTACTAGACGGAGTTTTTAAGCTCGCACCCATTGGCTCATTGTTGTTATTAAAGTTTTTGGACACAAAAAAAACCTTATGTGTATTTACGATTTCCTTTTGCTTCATTCTGCCCTCCTTTTTGTATCTACGAGTTTACTGTTTTTTATTTTACAAGTACCATTATATTACAATACTGTTTTATTGTACATAAAAAAATGTAAATTTTTAAATTTATTTTTTTGTAATAATTTTTTATAAAATTTAATATATCATACTATTTTCAATAAATACACATATTTTATCATAAAAAGCATAACTGTGACATAATGACTCAAAAGTTATGAACAACTTATTAACAGGTTATTAGTTTTTATTTATTTTCATAAGTAATTAGTAATCAAACCTAGTGTTATACCCTGTATATAGCCTATATATAGGTAGTATACACATATATTTAGTTAAGTAGTATATCTAGTAGTATATTTAGTAGCTTCTAATTAATACTGTTTTTATATAATTATCATTTAAATGAATTATATTAAAAGTATATAGATTTCTATATATTCATTAATTTGAGTGAACCTGGGTGAATCTGGTGCATAAGATGTAATTTTTGCGGTATATAGTAAAGGAACTTAATATGTATTCAAAACGATACAAAATAATAAATAAGATTTTAAAGAACTATAAAGAAGGCATGGGAATATATAAATCCTGTCAAGTTACTGGTATTTGTTATGGAACTTTTATGTATTGGTTGAGGCAAGAAAAAAGATTGCATAATGTTTTTGAAAGAATGAAACAGGATAAAACAGAATTGGTTGAGGATAGTTTATTTACTCAAGCAATTAAAGGTGATGTGCCTGCAATTAAATTTTACTTAACAAATAGAGGAACTAACTGGAAAGAAAAACCAGAAGTATCTGTAGAAAATCATACGCACTATGTCGTCGTGAGAAACCAAAAAGAGTTTGAGGAAAGCCAAAATGCCGAAAGAGAAGCAAGTAAAACTTAATTACCCACAAAGCAAATTTATATTTTCTAATGACTTAAATGTCTGTATTAAGGGAACTTGGGGATGTGGGAAAAGTTTAGCAGGTCTAATAGCTGCAAATATAGAGTGTGAGAACATACCTAATAATTTATATTTAATTATTCGTAAAGAATACTGCGATTTGCGTGACAGCACTATGAAAGACTGGGATGCAGAGTTTGGAGATAGACATCCTATAGTTGGAAACGATGTTAGATATCCAAATGGTTCTGTATTAATGTTCAGGCATGGTGATGATATAAACGCTTTAAAGAATGCAAACCTTGGTGGTGCGTTAATGATACAAGCAGAAGAAATGTGTGAAGAAGATTTTTATTTCTTGCGTGGTAGATTAAGACGCAAAGAAGGAACTAGACAGTTAAGACTAGAATGTAACTATGATGGGCATAACTGGATATACAAGTTATTCAACGAGATGAAGATAGGAGAACTTATAACTACAAATACTTTTGACAATGAAATGAATTTGCCAGCAGATTATATTGAATCACTAAAGAAGTTACCAGATAGGATGCAGAGAATACATCTATACGGAAGTGATGAAGAATCAACAGGTTTAGTATTTGATGAGTTTAGAGCGCATAAACACCTAATAGCCCCATATAAACTGCCAACAGAGTTTGAGCGAGTATTCGCCCTTGACCATGGATTGACTAATCCAACTGCAGTATTATGGGGTGCAATTGATTATGACGGAAAGATATATATATTTGATGAGCATTATGAAGCAGGTAAACTAATATCATATCACTCTGCACAAATAAAACTACGAGGTAATGCTTCAACTAGGTTCATTGACCCTTCTTGTTTTAATAAGATAGCTTCACAGAATAGAATATACTCAATAGCAGAAGAATACGCAGATAATGGAATACAGTTCCAACCGGCTAACAATGAAGTTCTAGCAGGGATAAACAGAGTAAATGAATACTTTAAATCTGATATGTTGTTTATATTTAAAAACTGCACAAATACTATTAGAGAAATAGAAAGCTATAAGTGGAAAGAGTTAAAGCCAGGAAGTGAACATAATAGACCAGAAGAACCAGTTAAGCGAAATGACCATGCAATGGACGCATTAAGATATTTAGTGATGTCAAGACCACAAGCTACTGCTAAACCACCAGCATCTGAATATAAAACTCACGATGAACGCATATTTGATAATATACAGAAACAAATTAAAAGACAACAGGAAGAAGAAAGACAACAGGAATCGGAGATGTATATATGATTATAACTTTAAGTGCAATAGCTATAGTTGAATGTGGTATGTTGATTGCTTTTGTTATTCATTCTACTAAAGAACGCAAGTATTTAATTGAAAAACTATTGCAGAAAGAAAACCTAATAAAGCCAATAGATACATCAACTCCAGTTCCGATTAAAGATAAATATATTAACTATGAGCAAGCAGATGCAATATTAAGACGAGAATTAGGTGATGAACAATACGAACAGTTAGTTAGTGAACAGGAATACGGACATATAGGATAAAAATATGCTTATAAATCAAAATCCAAATGAACCAGAAACAGTAGAAGATAAGCCGATAAGTCAACCGCCAGAGTTAAGTAAAGTAGGTAGCGAAATTGAAAGCTATTACAAGACTTGGCTATTAGAACGACAGAAGAATGAAAGACAATGGTATATGAATATGGCTTTCTTTTTGGGTTATCAAAGACCAGTATGGAACACTATAACACAGCAGTTTAAACTATCTACATTAGACCCTGACCATAGACGCAGAGTAACTGTTAATAAAATACAACCATCTATTATGAAAGAAGTTGGTCGTATGGCAAGAAGCAAACCTAAATACTTTGTAGTGCCAGAAGATGATAGTGAAGATTGTAAAGCTATAGCAAAAGTTGGTGAGGAGATATTAGACTTTTTAGAGCAAGAGTTAAAGCTACAGATATTAAACACAAATTTAAGAACATTGCTTTGTATATATGGGACTGCATTTAAAGATATATTCTGGGATAAATATGCAGGAGGAACAATAACAGATGAGATGACAGGTGAAGAAGTTCCAACAGGTGAAGTTGGGCAAGAAATATTAGGACCATTTAATATTGTATTAGAACCAGGTGTTTGTGAAATGAAAGACGCCCAGCGGGCTATCATTGTTAAAGCCAGGTCAATTGAATGGGTTAAACAAACATACCCTGACTGGGCACATTTAGTTAAGCCAGAAGCAGATAGAGCTACAAGTGCAGTTGAGAAGCAGTTAAATATTCTAATGAATGGTGCAAATCAATCAGTTGTAAGAAGTGCAAGCGAAGAAAAGAACAATAGTGGATTCGTTAATGTTATTGAGTATAGAGAATTGCCTTGCGAGAAATATCCTAATGGCAGAATAGTAGTAGTAGCAAACAAAGTTACATTGGCTTCTGGTGATTTACCAATGCAATGGATGATAAAAGATAAGAATTTAGGGTTGCTTAAATATGGGTATATTAAAGTTCCAGGTATGCCTTATGATAAAAGTTATATTGAAGCGTGTATTCCAAGTCAGCGTGGATATAACGATGTTATGTCTATACTGTTTGAATATATTAAGACAATTAAAGGTAAAGTATTAGAAGCAAGAGGACAGAATGTTAGTCAAATAGATAACGAAGTTGGGCAAATAGTTAAATATGATATTGTAGCTGGTGCTGGTAAGCCAGAGTTTATGAGTCCACCACCATTACCCGCTTATATAGAAAATATGCTAGATAGATGCACTAGGGATATAAGTGATATTACTAGTCAACACGAAATATCTAAAGCACAGACCCCTCCTGGAATTACAGCAGGTGTTGCTATACAAACACTAGCAGAATTAGATGATACTCAATACTCTAGTGTTCATATGAGATTTGAAGACACAGAATTACAGGCAGCAATGATGATGATTAAAACAGTTAAAGAAAAATATACAGAAACTAGAAAGATGGCATTAGTAAATAAAGAGGGTGATTTAAGTGTAAAGTATTTTGATAAAGCAACTATAGAACAGTTACCTACTAAAATAATAGTCCAAAGAGGTAGTTCGTTACCACAGTTAAAATCTGCTAAACAAGCTCAAGTTATAGATTTAGTTAAAATAGGATTATATAACCCAGAGAAAGATAAGACTAAAATATTAAAAATGTTAGAGTTTGGAAACATATCAGAAGAAATAGACGAAGCAACAGCAGATGAGAAACGAGCAAAGTTAGAAAATACTAGAATTGTAACAGAATTACCAATAATGGTTGAAGTATTTGACGAACATAGCATTCATATTCAGTATCATAATGATTATCGTAAGACGGCAGATTATGAAAAGCTTACACCAGAGCAGAAAGAGAAAATAGATAGTCATGTGTATATCCATGGTGGTGCTTTAAGTGGTGAATTGGTTAATGAAGGTGGGCAGTGGGTAAATAAAGCAGAGATACAAGCTAATATGGACCAGCAAGTTCAATCACAAGAGCAACAAGCACAGCAATTATTATCACAAGCAGAACAAGAAGTTGGTGGACAAACAGCAGACCAAGCATTACCACAAGGCAGTCTGTAGATTATAGATTATGACCAAGCGAGCTTCGCAGTCAGTTACATTTCGTAATTGACCAAGCAGAAGAAAGGCAGTCAAAGATGGAGGTAGTTATGGAAGATACATCAGTATTGGATAACCAAGCAATTGACAATGGACAAGGGCAGTCTGAAGTTACAGACCAAGCAGTGGACAATAGTCAAGGGGCAGTTAGCCAACAGGCAGAGGAACGTATTAAGTTTGGAGATGGGGAATATTCTAAAAGCGAAATTGAAGCTTGGAAAAAATCCCACGATAATTACAGTAAATGGCAAGGTGAATTAACACAACGCAGTCAGCATGTATCTAGGATGGAGGAGATAGTAAAGGATTTAAAAGACCCTAGTATAAGCAATGATGCAAAAATGAAATGGCTTAAAGATAACTTTCTTACTAAAGAGGAAGCTAAAGCCGCAACTGACCAGATGAATAGAACTGGAACAATGACTCCAGAACTTAAAGCTCTAATGAGTGAGCTAAACGAAATGAAAGAGTGGAGAAAAAAACAGGAATTTCAGCAAAGTCAGCAAGCTGCATTAGCAGAACGAGAACAAGCTAGAACTCTTTATAAAGACAGATGGACACCAAAGATTGAAAGGCACGTAACTGGCATATGGGTGAATGAAGGTGGGAAATATGCAGATGTTGCTAAACAATATTTGGCGGATTTAGACGAAGCCATTGCTAATCATCAGAAAAATTATATTAACGGAAAGAAAGCTGATATTAAAAATCCTGCATTAACTCCAAAAGGTGGATATGTGCCGACATCAACAGATAAAAAACTATCTCTTGGTGATGGAAGTGCTAAAGCGTCAATGCTTGAGCGCTTAAACACAAGAGTAGCTGAATAACGGAGGATTTTATGGCTGGGCAAACACTTACACTATTAGCGGATGCATTGAAGATAGACTATAAAGGACCAATTAACGATAGTTTATATAATATGACTCCGTTTGTAGCAATGTTAGAAACAGAAACATCAGAAGTAAAAGTAAATGGTAGAAATTTAGAAGCAGTTGTTCCAATTAAACTTGGTAGAAACACAAGAGTTGGAGCAAGGTCAGTAGGAGCAGCACTTCCAACAGCTGGATATGTAAAGATTAAAGATTTTACAATTCCTCTTGCATATTTGTATGGACCAATCAGATTTGATGGTCAGTCAATTAAAGCATCTGAAAAGAGTGCATTAGCGTTTGCCAATGTTATTGACCTAGAAGTCAATGGCATGGTAGAAGCGATGAAACTTGATGTTAACAGACAGATGTGTAATGGAACAACAACTGGTATGCTTTGTCAGACAAATGGTGCTGGTGGTGGTGCAACATCAACAGTAACAGTTGATAATCCAGGAACTGCGTTTTTAGAAGAAGGTATGCCAATATATTCACTAAATGCAGAAACATCAGGAACAGCGGCAGCAGATGAAGATATATCAGAAGGTCTAACAGAAAGCACTTGCTATACTGTATTTAATATTATCAACGAAACACAGTTCACGCTTGGTAATGCAGATTGCACAGCAGCAGTTGATACAGAAAAATGGCATGATAACCATTTCATTTTTAGGTATGGCAATGCTGATAAAGAAATGATGGGATTAAGGGGTATTGTTGATAATGAAGCAGTAAAAGCTTCTTCTTCTTGGTGGGGTTTTGGAACAGCAGTAACAACTTTCCAGGGATTAAGCAGAGCAACATATCCTAGACTAGATGCAGTTATAAGTCATGCTTCTGGAGTAAACAGAGCATTGAGTGAGGAAATAATTGGTTCACACTTTGATTCTATTGAAAAGAAAGCAGGACAGACAGCAAATAAGTCTAGTTATGTTATATTTTCTGACCACAAAATAAGACAGAAATTCTTTGCTTTACTTTATGGCGATAGAAGATATACACCAAACACACTTGACCTTAAGGGTGGATGGAAGACACTAGCTTATCAGTATGGAAACAGTGAAATACCATGGTTAGTAGATAAACAGATTATACCTAACGCAGTATTCACTTTGGATACAAAGACACTTTCTATAATTCAATCTGGTAAATATGAATGGATGCAGGAAGATGGCAATATGTTCCAGAGAGTTATTGATGGAAATGGTAGATATGATGCATACGAAGCGATGTTATTTAACTATATGTCGCTAATGTGCAAAAACCCTATCAGGAATGGTGCAATTAGGGATATAAGCGAAGCATAAACTTAACGCAAACCCCAGTGGGAGATAAAAACTCTCACTGGGTAATATGACGGAGGGGAAAATGAGTAAAATAAATAAAGTCATTGCGTTAATATCTGTTGGTATTTTTTTAGTATCAGCAAACGCATATGCTTTGATTAAAGACCAGAATGTTGACCCGAATGCAGCTATTCAGTCAACAAAAGTAGATTTCTCTAAAGGAGTTACAGCAACAGCAGGTGCTACTATATCAGGTGCAGCAATAAACCTTAATAAAGATAGCAACTATGCAGTTAATGTTGGAACTGGAACTTGTAATGCAGCAGTTTCTATTGGAGGAGGAAGTAATACAGTTGCGATTAACTCAAGTGATTGGGATATTGGGACAACTGGTATTATGACTGGAATTGGTGCAATTACATCTGATGGATTGCTTACAGCAACATTAGGTGCATTAATTTCAGGAGCAACAATCAGTTTGAATAACGATTCCAATTTCAATGTTAATCTTTGCACGGGAACATCAACAGGGACAGTATCAGTTGGTGGAGCAAGTGCATTGGTTACAGTTGGTGGTGTGATTCAAGGCACAAGTCCTTTAGTATTTGAAGGAACTACAGCAAATAACTTTGAAACAACTTTAGCTTTAACAGACCCAACAGCTGACAATACTATTACTTTACCTAACTATACAGGAACAGTATTGCTTTCATCTACGGCTAATGAACCAGATACAGCAAATGCTTTCTGGGTAAATACTGGGGATTTAAAGTTTGAAGGTTCTATAGCTAACGCTTTTGAGACTACAGTTACAGTAACTGACCCAACAGTAGCAAGGACAATTACAATTCCTGATGCTACAGGAACAGTTGATGTATTAGCGACAGCTTCACATGATTATGCTGGAGCAGCAGTAGCATGGGCAATGAATGTTAATGAAGCCAGAGCTAGTTATGTTGTAGTAACGAATGCAAATGGTGCAGTTGATGCAGTATTACCAGCAGCAATACCAGGTAAAATCTATTTAGTTCTAAATACTTCAGGCCAGACACTTACTTTTAAAGTAACTGGTCAGACAGGTGGAACAATAGCATCTACCAAATTTGCTGTTTATATGGCAAACGCAACAGATGTTGTAGAAATAATGGAACAGAGTTAATAAACATGGCTTTGGGTGGTGTGCCAACATTAAAACATCACCCACCTAATATGAAGAAAATAAATAAGATAATAAAGATAGACAAGAAAGAAGAATTACTAATTTTAAAACCATGCCAGCAATGTGGAAGATGTTGCACAAATATGGTAAGTGTAAAAATAGAAGGTATGAAATTTTTACCTTTTAATTCTAAAACAGAAGCATATCCATTCATTTGTGAGAACTTTGATATGAGTAATAATAAGTGTAAAATACATGACTCTAAAGATAGACCAGAAAAGTGTGCTAAATTCTTTTGTAATGGAAGCCCTCACTATATGAATCTACCAATAGAAGGTGTTAAATGACAGGTAAAGATGCAGATAAATTAGTTAAGTTATACGACAGAAACTTATATGTCCATTGGAATGACCATTTATGTAGATGGCAGATTTCAAACATATCAGATAATGGCGATTATTATAGATTGTTAATTATACAAACAGAAGATGGTAAATATAGAGAAGTTCACGAATGTGATGTAGCGAAGATAGCTCAAATGGATAAAGTAAGACAAGAAAAATGTAAAAATATATTAAAGTATATTGAAGATAAAAATGATGAATTAGAAGAAAGTAGAAAGAAAAAATTAACAGAAGAAATTAGACAAATATCAAAAGACAGATGGAGAAGCATATTCGGAGTTCCTTATGTGCGAACAGGCTGTCCATGGAAAAAATAGGAGGAATATATGTTAAGGTCACCACAACAAGAAGCTTTTAAGGCGGGAACAGTATTAACAATAGCAGGAGGAGCAACTCCAAGTGTAACTGGTCAATGGTTAAATTGTGGAGCAAGTGATGGAAATGTTAGTTTATTTTTAGTCAATGCTGGAACTTCAACTAGTGTAGCAATAACTTATGAGTTTGGTTATATTAAAACAAGCAATCAAGCAACGCAAACAATTACAAATATTACTCCAGAAGGCGGTGGAACAATAACAAATTTAGCATCAACAAATATACCTGGTTCTCATAAACACGAAGCAATATCTGTAGACCAAACTAAATGGATAAGATTTAATGCAGCAAATCTTGATGCGGTGGCAGGACATACTGCTATATTAGATTTATATGTAGTATTCCAGGAGATTTAATATGAGAGAAAGAAAAAATAAGAAAAATAATCCAATAGTTTTAGATAAATCTATTTTAGTTTCTAAACAGAGATTGAATAACATTATAGATGATATAAATTTAAAACAAAATGAGTTAAATGTAATACAAATAAATTGTGATGCAGCTCATAATCAAGTTATTCATAAGATGAAAGAATTAGAAACTATTAGACAGTCTGTTTTTGAACAACAGAAAAAATTTGATAGTGATAAAATCAGACTAGAAGAAGAATTAAAGCAGATGAAGTTATCTTGCGAGAATGATATTCTTAAAAGGTTGGATTATGTTAAAGAAAAAGAAGTTAAATTTGCTACATATAAAGCAGATACTGAAAGCATATTAAATGATTTAGAGAAAAGTCTTTCTAAAAGAATATCTGCTGTAAAAGAAACTGAAAAAGATATTATTTTAAGAAAAGAAAAAATAGAAGCACAAGAAACTATGTTGAATAATTTAAAAAATAGTATAGTTTCTGAACAATTTCAGTTAAAAGAATTAAAATCAGAGATAGAGCAAGATAAAGAAGTTCTTTCTGAAAGAGAAGGACATTTGCTTGGTAAAACAGCTGAGTGTGAAGTATTAAAATCTGAATATAAAATAAAACTTGAAAAACTTGAAAAAGATATATTATTAACAGAAAAAGAAAGGCAGAATTACTTAAAACTTCAAAATGATTTAGAAGAATCAAAGCGTATGATTGAAATGAAAACAAACAATCTTACTGCAAGAGAAAATAATATCATAATCAAAGAAAGAGCAAATGAAATTGATAGGCAGGAATTGTTAAAACTAGATGCAAACCTTAAAAAAATACAAAGGGCGGTTTTAAATGTATAGAAAGATACAGCAGTTAAAAAATGTAGCAGAAATAACTATCAATCCAGCGACAGAAACAACATTACAATATTTGGTTGATGCAAACACTACTTTAAGCCCAGTTACATTTGCTCCAATAGCTACTTCTGATGTTAGAACTTCTTATACTGTAACAGTTGGAAACAATCTAGTATTAACTAATGGTGGAAATAAAATTGTAGCGTGGGGTGGCCCAACAGTTACATATGCTACTGGTCAAAAGTTAGTTCCTACACAAGAAAGAGAATGGCTAGGAGTAGAAACTGGTTTTAAAATATATCTTGTTAATAATACAGGTGAGACAAGCACCATATTACCATGCGAACAATAAAATTATTAACTTTTTTTATATTATTAATAACTTGTGGTTTTGTTTATGCAGGAAATGTAGATAAACCATTAAATGTTACATCAGAAGATGGAGCTGTAAGCACATATCCATATAAGTTAAAAGTATCTAATGGGGCTTTAACTGATAATGGAGATGGAACTACATCTCTTGCTATAGGTGGTGCAGGACTTGAAACTGACCCAGTATATACTACTGATGCACCTACTAGATATTTAAAACTTGACCAAACTGCACCACAGACAATAAATAATGGTGCTCCTTTATTTGATGATGGCTTAAACTCAAACGGAAGAATTATACTAGGGACAGATATTGCTTGGGGTTACCAACCTGGATTATTTATCAATATGCCAGTTGGAGGATTTGGTGGAACAGGAAATAAGAACGCTGCTATTTTTGCAAGTCCAGCTAGTAGCACAATAGATTTATTTAACAATGCAAATATTGGATTAGTGCAACAGACTAATACTAATAATAATTATTCTTTCTTTAATTTCTATAATGCTAATTATTATGACACAGCCACTTTTGGTGTTAAGTATTTGAATCACGATATTGCAGCTCCTTCTGGTAATTTCTTTATAGCAACAGCAAACGGAGCATTGCCTACAGTTAAATTAACAGTAGAAAATGATGGGGATGTAGTTTTATCAAAATATACCACAGATGGATTTGTTAAATTTACAGGCTCAACTGGAACATTGGGAGTAGATACCTCAACCTATCTTGATACAACTACAGCAGGAACAACATATCTTAAATTAGATTGTTCTAATGACCCTTTAACTGGAAGTTTAGATGTTAATGGGAACGATATTACAAAAATAGATGAAGCAGACTTAAAGAAACTAAAATGGATTCCAATAGATAATCCTATTCCACCAACAGCGGCACAAGTAACAACTAATACTGGCAATCTAGATGATGGAACATATTATTATTCTGTAACATATTATAATGCTGACGGAGAAACAAGTCAAAGCACAGCTAGTAATTTAATCACAGTTGATGCTACTCACAAACAAGTAACTGTAACTATACCTGTTAGTGCTGAAAGCGTAACTGGAAGAAGGATATACAGAACAAAGAAAAATCCTTCAAGCACTGCTTCGCCTTTTTACTTTCTTGCAACAGTAGCAAACAATGCTGATTTGACATATACAGACAATATTGCAGATGCTAGTTTGCCAGCAGGTGATTATAGAATACGAGGTAATACTACAGCAGGAAGAATGTATTGGAACGCTACTTCAATAGGCAAACTTTCTAATATGAATATAATATTAGGCTATAACGCTGGAAGTAGCTTGACTGGTGGTGGACTTAATACATTTATAGGAACTAACGCAGGTCAAGATGCTACTTTTGCTTCATATAACCTATGCACAGGAGAGAACGCAGGACAGCATTTATCTACAGGCACGCACAACTCATTTATAGGTTCTTATGCTGGATATAATACCACAACTGGTAGTCATAACGCAGGTATAGGTTCTTTTGCTCTAGCAAATAACTATGGTGGTAATTACTCTACTGGATATGGAACAAGTGCAGGTAGATATTCAACTGGTGATTACAATATTTATTTTGGATATGCTTCTGGCTATACACCTAATGGAGATATAGCAAATGCAAGCACAACTGGAACAAACAATGTTTTTATTGGAGGGCAAACAGGTCAAGCTACACCAACTCCAGTAAATAAGTCAGTTGCTATAGGTAATAACGCAATAGTAACTGGAGATAATCAGTGTGCTATAGGTGGAACTGGAACTGATGCTTTAAATGTTGGTATAAATAATAATAATCCACAATATGATTTAGATGTGAATGGTGATGGAAACTTTACAGGTAGAGTAAATGCAGAGAAAGTTTATATGGATACTACTCCATCTGGATATTCAAATACAGAAGGGCAACTTTGTTATGACGATACATTTCATACTTTGGGAGTTGATTTACTAGAAGGTAGTAGATTGCAGGTAGGACAAGAAACAATGTGTTATGTATATAACGCTACTGGGTCAAATATAACGCAAGGGCAAGTAGTTTATATAACAGGTGCAAATAGTGGAATTCCAACAGTAGATTTAGCAGATGCTACTGATGTTAATAAATCGTTTGTTTTAGGTGTTGTAACTACAGCAATAATAGAACCAACTACTTATGGATATGTTACTATCAGAGGTCATGTTAATACACTAGATACAAGTGCTTGGACAGTTGGAACAAGTCTTTATTTAAGTGCTACAACTCCAGGTGCATTAACTTCTACTGCACCAAGTGCAGGTAGTTATGATGTAAGAGTTGGTAGGGTAATGATACAAGATGCAAGTAATGGAAGGGTATATATAAATGTCAGACCAATGGCACAGCTCACTGATTTAGGAGATGTAACTATAACCACACCATCAGTTGACCAAGTGCTAGGTTATAACGGAACAGAATGGGTTAATAGAAGCCCAAGTGCAATAAGTGCTGGTCCTGGTATTGAATTCTTTAACTGCACTCCAGTAGTTAATTCAAGAACAAGTCCTGCTGGATTATCTGCTGATGGAACATCTGGTAATGGAATACAAATAAATTCATTAAGTAAAACTCCAGTTACTACAGCAGAACAAACAATAACTGGTTCATCTTCTAGTGATACTAGAGCTTATGTTGCATGGTTATATGATACTGCTTTAGGCAGAACAACAATAGATGCTGGTGTATGGGATTTTACTACTTATGCAGCAGTTAATAGCGTATTAGGTGGTCGTGTAACTACAAATACTAGGCAGATATACCAAGTAGTGCCTGTATCAAGTGGAACTGTTACTACTACTGATTTAGGTGCTAATACTAAAACAGCTACTATTACATCAGGACAGTTTGCAGGAACATACTTCGCTGCTTCTGCAACAAATACTACTGCTAGTTATTTACAAACACCAAGTGGTATATATCAGATTAGTGCAATAGCAAGTGCAAATTCTGCGACAATAATAGTTCCAACTGGGTATTCAAACGAAAATGCAGTTACTTTTAATGTATGGAATAAACTATTTGGTTCTACATCAGGAACTATAACATCAACTGGAACTAACTATGCACAATATGACCAATCAGTATCGCAACCTGCTTTTACAATAGCTGCAACAGATAAACTTGGTCAGATGGGATTTGTAACAAGCAATAACACAACTACATTAACAGTTGCTTATAATGGAACTGCACATTCAACTCATTTTCAAACACCATTAGTAACATTGCATAATAATTTAGCTGGACTGCAGGGTGGTGCTGCTAATGATTATTATCATTTAACTGGTGCAACTGTAACTGATTTAACTGACGGAAACGAAACTACATTACATAAACATGGTTCAGCAACTATAACAGAAGCTGACCCATTAGCTATTAAGAAAGATGGAGTTGCTGGTGGACAGACATTATATGGTGGAACTGCTGCTAATGATGATTTAACTATACATGGAACAAGTGATGGAACAAGGACTACAAGTTATTTATTATTGCAACCAACAGCAGGTAAGGTTGGAGTAGGGACTTCAACTATTAATGCTGGAGTAATGGAAATAGGAGCAAGTGGAAATTTTGGTGCAAGTAACGCTGCTTTGAATATAGTTGATAATTCAGCAAATGCAACTGTTAATTTTCAGAATGTTAAAGCAGGTAATGACGGATATGCAGCTTTTGATTTCTTTAGTAGCACAGGAAGTAAAAAATTATCTTTTGCATTAAGTAATGCAAGTTCTGGGTATCATGCAGGACAGGCATGGTGCGAAACAAGAGATAATGTTACTGATTTTTTAATAGGAACAAATACAACTCCAAGAATATTTATAGATTCTTTAGGTTCGATTGGAATAGGAACATCTAATACGAGTGCTGCCGTTACTTGCTCTGTTTATGATGCAACAGCAACTACTGGCTCAACTCAACTTTTAGTTCAGGGTGGAGCAACTGCTAATGATGCTTTAACTAATAAATTGTTTAGAATAAATAAAGGTGGAGGAACAACAGAAATATTTTCTGTTCAAGGAAATGGAAATGTTGAATTAGGTTCTGCTACTTCAAAGAATAGACTTCAATTAGATGGTTCAACTACAAATGTAGGTCTTACTTTTGATGTTTCTAATAGTTCTAGTATAGGTCATAACATATATTACAATTCAGGGTGGAAATATCTTTATACTGACCCACAAGTATCTTTTATTAATCTAGGAGATGGTGGTTCGCCTAATGCAGATATATCATTTTATCAGGCAGCAGCAGGCACAGCAGACAATGCAATAACATTTACAACTCCTACAATGTATATGAAGAATAGCAATAAGTGTGTAGGTATTGGACTAACTGCTCCTACATCTTCACTTCATGTTGCTTCTACTATAGCTGATGGTGCAAGTGCAGTGGCTACTACGATTGATACCACAAGTGCATGGAGCAACGCTGGAGCAAAACTATTATCTCTTAAAAATAATACTTCTGAAAAAGCATATATAGATTATCTTGGAGGAGTTCAGAGTGGTGCAGCAGGACAGGATGGAGAGTTTAGACTGTATAGCGAAGAAGGTGCAACAGACCAATTAGTGACTATTAAACCTAACGCTGATATGACTCAAGATACTGTATATACATTACCCCCCAATGATGGTGATGCAAGTTATTTCTTACAGACAGATGGAAGTGGAAATTTAAGTTGGGCGTTTGCTGCTACTGGAACTTTATCTCACGCTGCTCAACACGCTGTAGGTGTAGCAGATACAGTATATCCTGCCGACCCAAATGCAGATAAGTTTTTAATGTGGGATGACGCTGGAAGTCATTTAGAATGGGCTACCCCAGTAGGTTCAGGTGATATAACAAGCGTTGGTGATGTTGCAACAGGCGCTGCGTTTGACGGAACACAAGGAACTACGCTTACATTTTATAATGCAGGTGGTAATGCAACACTTGCTTATGATGGAACAGACTTTGATTTAAGCAAAACAATCACAACAGCAGAAGATATAGTTGTTACAGGTTCAGATGTGACAATAGGAGTAGCAGGAGTTAAATTAACAGGTGATGGAGATGGTGCATTAACCTTTTTAGGATTAGGTAATGGATATGATGAAGATTTAAAATATAACTTTGATGATGTAGAAAACACAGTTGGTGTTACTTCAAGCACAGGTGTAACTAAAGTTGATTATGATGATACTATTGCACTTGAAGGCAAATCTTTCACATCTACAGTAGCAACTGGCACTGCTCCATACGCAGCAACTTCTACAACGCTAAATTCTAACCTTAATGCAGACTTACTAGACGGAGAACATATAACTGCGTTTAGTGGGATAGGTAAGAATAAGATAATAAATGGTGCAATGGATATAGCACAGAGAGGAACAAGTTTTGCTGCGATTGCTAGTGGATATTCATTAGATAGATGGGGATATGTTAATAGTTCTGCGGCTGTGCATACAGTTTCTCAAGACAGTGATACCCCCACTCTTGCTGAATCTGGTTGTAAATTTAATTATTCACTAAAAGCAGATGTAACTACAGCTGATGCTTCTATTGCGGCTACTGATGTATGTATATTAACTCAAAAGATAGAAGGTTATAACATTAGAGATTTAATGGGGAAGTCTATTACTCTCTCGTTTTGGGTTAAAGGAGCAAAAACTGGAATACATTGTGTATCTTTTAGAAGTTCAGGAGCAGATTTAAGTTATATTGCAGAATATACAATTAATTCTGCTAATACTTGGGAGAAGAAAACAGTGACATTAACAATGTCAAATGGAAGTAGTGGAACTTGGGGATATACAAACGGAATAGGTGTTTATGTGGATTTTGCATTAAATGCAGGTGCTAATTATCAAACTGCTGCTGGTTCTTGGACTGCTGGAAATTATTTAGCAAGTGCTAATCAGGTAAATGAAACCGACAACACAGCAAACAACTTCTGGCTAACAGGTATTCAACTAGAACTAGGGTCAACTGCTACTAATTTTGAAGTAAGGAATATTGCTGTAGAGGGTAAATTGTGTCAAAGATACTATGAAACATTAGGTCTTGTATCAAATACGATTCAATTTAGAGGATATGCCGTAAATGGCGAATACATAATGATTCCAATATTCTTTAGAGAAAATAAAAGAGATGTTCCTACTGTAACTAAATTTGGGACATGGACAACCACAGCAGGACAACCAGTTGTAGATTCTCCTTCTGGAAGCAGTTGTAGGATGTATGTTACTGCAGACGCTAATGAGATGACAGGTGCTGCGTCAGTAGATACGACAACTTATATAGAAGTTAAATCGGAGTTATAAACTATGAAAAAACTAATTGTATTATTTATGTTACTAACAACACCATTGCTAGCAGTTGATTATAAATTGCAACAGGGTGGTGTAAGAGAAATAGAATCAGGTGCTTTTATCCCAAATTGTGCTGGTAATACGGATTGGCAAGAATACCAGAAATGGTTATCTAAAGGTAACACACCAAAGCCAGAGTTTAGCCAAGCAGAACTTGATGCAAAAGCAGTTCAAGCACAGAAACAGGCAGACAAAGCACAGGCTGTTACTGATTTAAAGAAAGTCAATGTAGATGAGTTAAAGGATATTGAAGAAGTTAAGGCAGTATTGAAACTTATACTTAAACAGATGGATATGTAGGAGGATTTATGGCAGACGAAGCGAAGGTTATTACTACAGATGATGCAAAAGAAATGTTAGAGATTGTTGTTACGAAGCAACTATCAAAAGAGTATGTGCAAGACCAGCTGAATAGTTATACCGCAAGGGAAGCTAATGTGTTGGTTGAGTTAGAGAAGGTCAGGGCAGAGAAAGATTATTGGCAGGCACAGTTAGCGAAGTTTAAGAAAGTAGATGTAATAGTGGAGGAAAAACCTATATGAAGAAGATAATTATTATTGGATTATGTTTATTAACAGCAACATCAGCTTATGCAACTAGAGGTGGTAGTTGGAATGAGTTTAGCAGAGCATTAGCAGATGCGTTTACTGCTGGAATAACAGGACTTACTACTATATCCATGAGTGGACAGCTTACTAATACAGTAGCAGATGGAACTCCTCCTATGGTTATTACATCAGGAACTAAAGTAACAAACTTAAATGCAGATAAAACAGACGGAGTAAATATTGCTTCTTTAACAGATACAAGAATGCTTCGTTATAACTCAACAGGAACAACTATAGAGAATTCTTCAATAATAGAGGCATCTGGAGCATTGTCTGGAATAACCACGCTATCTGCTTCAGGAGATATTACTAACAATGGAGATATTAATACTACTAATGTAAGAGTTAATGAAATATTAGGAGCAGATATATTAATAGATGGTGGACTAGAAGCTTGGGATGATGCAGATACTTTGACTAACTGGAATGATGGAGATGGTGGTGGTCCAGGTGGAAGTATTGCTAGAGAAGATACAATTATTCATGGTGGAAGTTATTCTTGTAAAATGATTTCAGCAGTTGGTGGTTCAAGATATATAGCACAAATAAAAACTGGTTTAACAGTAGGAGATACTTATAAAACAAAAGCATGGTTAAGAGATTCCGACAACACTGCAAGTTTTCAACTTATACTAATGAATGGAGTTATAAGTGTTGATGCTACTCAAATATATAATTTTACTACAGATGTTTGGGTAGATGGAACTGGAGTTGGTGGTGCAGTTAATCCAGCAGTTGATATAGGTCCTGATAACATGTCTGATACTGGAAATGTTACAACAAGTTTTGTTCAGTATACTTTTGAAAATTTCACAATTCCAGTAAGTGGAAAAATTGTTCCAGTATTTGCATTAGCTGATGATAGTAAAACTGCGTATATAGATGATATTACAATGCAAAAAGTAACAGCACCTACATACGCTGAATTATTCAACCTTGAAAGTTCACAAGACCCAGCAAGTTATGATGTTAATGATGTTATATTCAAAATAAGGAATACAGGTGGAGCAGGACAGACTTGGTTCACATTATATGGTGATGCAACTATAACAACACAAGGTAATCTTGAAGTAGGTGGAGATTTAGTTGTAGCCGATAATCTATCAATGAACTCTGGATTTATACAAGGAAGTTGCACAACAGGAATAACTGCTTCTACTACACAAACACAAGGAAATGGAGAGTTATCAAATGAGATAAATGTAATAGCAACTTGTGCTAACCCTAATGACACAGTTACTTTACCAGCAGCAGTTGCAGGCAGGAGAGTAGTTGTTATTAATAATGGAGCACAGACCGCAAAGATATTCCCTGCAAGTGGAGATAATTTAGGTGCAGGTGCTGATACGGCAACTACATTAGGAGCTACAAATAATGTTGTATTTCAAGCGTATGATGCAACTAATTGGGAAGTTATATAAGGAGTAATTATGAATTACGATTTAATATATGGAGTAAATGAAGCTAAAGCATTAGTTGAAAGTCCAGTAATTAATCCTTCTACATATATAGTAGATACTGATTTAAGTCTGCCTATAATTAGATGGGTTAGATGGATGAATGCTTCACAGCAATATATTCAGAATCAGATGATTAAAGCTAATGAAGATTATCTTGGTAAAATGCAGACAATCAATATAGTTAGTGGAACAGATACTTATGCAATAAATGCTGATTCTATTAAGTTAAGATTGATTGAAAGAACAGATACTACTCCATACACTAAATTATTACCATTAGGAATAGTTAATCGTAGTCTTATGAATACAGTTCAACCATACAACTATACTAACTGGTTCACTTTCTGGGGAAATAATTTAATTATAACACCAACACCAACTACTTCTAATACTTTATATGTATGGTATATAAAGAAGATGTGCGACTTGCATTTAGCAGAAGCTAGTAGTGTTGGGGCAACTAGTATTGTATTTCCTTCTACAACAACTTGGGGTGATATAAGAATACAGAATGACTATTATAATGGTGCTAGATTGCTTGTAGTTAGTGCTACAACTGGGGCAGGACAGATAGTAGAGATAACAGATTATGATGGTGTTACACGAACTGCTACAGTAGCTTGGGATAGTGCTTATGGTCAGCCAACTGGAACAGTTGTATATTGTATCTTATCTGAAATACCAGAACAACACGCACAAGTGTTATGGGTTAGAACAGCTATTACATCACAGATAAAAGATAAAGATACTGAATCAAATAATTCTTTATTACCATTTTACAATGAAATTGAAAAAGATATGAAGTCATCTTTAGAAGAAAGACAAACTCAAGAAAGCGTTTATGTTAAGACTGTTTATAACATAGATGATAATGTTTATTTAATTTAAGGAGGAAGTATGTTTATACCATCATTATTTGGAGACCCTAAAAGCGATACAAATACAGATGTTTCAACAGTAGGAAATACATATGAAACAGTAACTAACGTTTCAGGTAAAGGAATATTTAGTTTAGTAACTGCAACAGCATCAAGTTTAACTCATTTAGTTAAATGCTGGATTAAGATAACAGTAGATGGTGGAACTGCTTTAGAAATAGATTGTGGGGCATCTGGTGTTCCTAATGTTACAGTTACTAATGGGGTGGCAGATAGTGGACTTGCATTAAATTTTATAATATTTTATAGCACATCATTGAAAGTAGAAGCAAAAAATGATACAGATACTAATGCAATATCAGTATCAACTTTTTATACTTTAGCATAGGAGATTCAAATGTATATTCCTTTAATGTTTGGAAATGCAAAGAAAGATATAAATTCAGATGTATCAACAGTAACAGATACATATGAAACCATTACTAATGTAACTGGTAAAGGATTTTTAAGCAATATAAGTTATGAAACAGCTAATCCAACTACTAAATTATTAGCCCATTTTGATGGAGCTGATGCAGATAATTATTGCTATAGTGAGATACCAAATAGACAAATTGCTTCATTTTTTGGAACTGCACAGATTGATACTGCACAGTATAAGTTTGGAACTTCTTCATTATTATTAGATGGTAATAGTGATTATATAACTTTTTCTGATAGCGATAATTATAGTTTTGGGGCAGGAGATTTTACTATTGATATGTGGGTAAGGCTAGCAGTAGAAATACCTGCGGAAAGTAGTTATTCTTTATATTATCAATCAACAGGTAGTCCTACTAATACAGTTTGGCTTCGCTTACAAAGAATAACAGATGGAACATATTGGTTATCTTTTAGTGTATATAGTGCAGGAAGTAGTATTTTAAGTATGAGTCCTGTAACTTCCGCTTTTGCTATAAATACATGGTATCACATAGCTGTAGTTAGAAGTGGAAGTAATGTTACTTTATACAGGGATGGAAATATAGTTGAAACAAAATCTGGGGGCGGTATATTCCCTAATATCGCAAGCACTTTAAAAATAGGTGCTGCTAGTGGAAATTATTTCAATGGCTGGATAGATGAATTACGAGTAGTTAAAGGAGAAGCAATGTGGGCTACTACATTCACTCCTCCTGTAGCTGCATATAACTATACAAAAAACTGTATTTTTAAAATAACAGTTGATAGTGGCACTCCAATAGAAATACAGAGTAACACTAATAATATTCCATTAGTATATATGACAAATGGAGCATATGGTAGCGATATATCAACTTTTATACCATTTAAAACATCGCTAAAAGTAGAAGCTAAAAACAATACTGATACAACTCCAGTATCAGTAACAACAACTTACACTTTATAAAATTATGACTAAAGTAAATTTGATATTAAAAGAGTTTTTTGGATTACACACAAATAAAGATGTGTTAGATATTGAATCTACTAGAACACCAGATTGTGCAAATGTGGCAGTAGAAGAAGATTCAAGTATTAATACTAGACCTGGATTCTCAAGAAAGAACAAAACTGCATATGCAGGTGCAATAGTAGGATTATACGATTTAATAAGTATAGAACCAAGCGCTATACAAACTACAAATGGATATAGCAGATATTTGTATAGCAATATAGTTAATGGATATTTATATTTTGTTAATCCAACAACTTCTTATAAATTAAATGTGGGTAGGTCTTTAGTTAATCAATTATTACCTACTTGGAGATTATATCCAGCAGACGATAGAAATGTAAGCTATAGAAGCCCAGTAATAGCAGGAACAACATATACTTCTGTAGTAACGAACACTTCAACTCCAGATGTTAACACTATTAGATACAATATAGCTGATATGACTACTAATGCACTAACGCAGAGAGCAACACCAGCTATTGTTTATTCTCCATCAAGTATATTTAATATGCCAGCAGGAACAGATTTATATATAGCGTATATGGGAATGGATTTAGGTATGACTACAGCTACTCTGTATATAGATACTATGAACGCTGCACATGGAGCTTATGCTAATGTAAAAACACAAGCACATGCCACTACTTGTCTATTCAGTTTTTTAAATGTATTGCCTTATGACGCTACGCATATGTATATTACTTATTTTTCAGATACATCTACATTACAAATAGGCAATATGACAACAGCAGGAGTAGTATCATTTACTACATATACTGGTGCAAGCTATACAAATATAAACTCAATGGCATTTGCTTTTGTAACTCCAAACTTTGCAGGATTTTATTTAAAAACAACAGATTATATATCACATGATTTATATTTCTGTAGTGCTGCAGCTAATGGAACATCACTATCATTAGGAGCTACTATATTAGATAGTGATATATCATTTGACCCATTAGATGAACAGTTAAATGTAGTATTGCATGGAACTACTCTTTATGTTGCATATTGCACAAATAGTGGAGAGTTAAGACTGGGGAGTTGTACTACTACAGGAACTGGATTTAGCTATGAAGTAATTGCTTCAGACAACTGTCATTCTGCACAAACATTTGTAGTAGGAGATAACTTATATATTACTTATTCCAGTCAAGATATGTCTGGATATAATGTAAATATCTATAGCGAGGAATTAATATGACATTAAGATATAAATATTCTACCACAAAAGATTTATATTATACATTCACCCAATTGCTTGGTTGGCTATATGAGGTTAATGGCTATGATAGAAATATAGCATATAATGGAAGCACTACAAGAAATATGGGTATAAGAATGAATGGAACTGCTCCAACATTCAATGCTAATGTTAATGGTTCATTAACCCCTGGAACTTATTATTATTTTTACACATACTATAATTCAGATAGCAATGTAGAAAGTGAACCTTCTGCTACAAGTGCAGCTATGACTGCGGCAGCAAATCCCAATGATGGTATAACTATAAATATACCAGCTAATGCTTCGGTAGATACTCAAGTAACTAGTGTTTTAGTTTATAGAACAGTATCTGGTGGAAGTTTATTATATTACGAAGATGAAGTTCCATATGACGGAACTGCTACAACATATAATTCAATTAATGCAGACTCCACATTAGTTACACCTTTTGGGGAGGTTGATTCTACAGGAACAACACAGTTATATACTAATGGATTACCTATAACTAGACCATATATCTATACTTGGAATAATAGAGTATGGACTTGGGGAGTGAAAACATACACCACAGGAACAGCTACTGTAACCAATGCTAATGCTACTGTAACTGGAGTAGGAACTGCTTGGACAGATGGTATGGCAGGAATGCAATTCAGGTCATCTGCTGACGCTAAAGTATATTATGTATTAAGCGTAAATGTTGCTGCACAAACATTAGTATTAGATTCTGTTTATGAAGGGATTACTGGAACTAAAATCTATGCAATCTATCCAGAAAAAGGATATGTTGAGTTTTCATATATTGATAGTAGAACTAACTTTATATATCCAGAACAGTTTCCATATTATTATTATCTTCCAGTTGACCCTGATGATGGGAATACAGAAACTGGTCTTGGTTCTGTAATGAATAAATTGTTACTATGCAAAGATGGTTCTTTATATACAGTATCTGGTGATACTCCTGCTAACTTTGGTGTATTTAAAATAAATTCTCCAACAGGGTGTGTAGCAGGGAGAACAATAGCCAATGATTCATTAGGCAGAGCTATATTCTTGTCAGATAGAGGTATCTGGATGACAGATGGAGTTACTGCTTGGAGCATTAGCAAAGATATAGAAAATATATTTACTCACGAAGGTCAAGCTCCATATTTTATAAATACAAATAAGCTTATTGATTGTCATGCAGTATTTGATTCTTCTAAAAATAAGTATTTCTTTTGGCATGCAAGTAGTAATAGTTCTGTATGTAATAAAGTATTAATGGGAGATTTCAATATGCTAGATGGTCAAGGAAATCCTCAATGGTTCATATTTGATATAGATGCTAATGCAAGTGCTATTGGGTCTGATGCTGATGGCAAAACTTATGTTTATTTTGGTGATGAAGATGGATATATTTATAAAATAGATACATCTACCAATGATGGTGCTGGAAGTAGTGTTGCTACTACTCGCAGAGGAACAGTAACAAGTTCAACAGCTAATAGTTTAACTGATTCTACTGCTACTTTTAATACAGCAGGAGATGGATATAAAAGTTTATATGTATCTATTGTAGCTGGAACTGGTGTTGGGCAAAGAAAGAAAATACTTTCTAATACAGCAACAGCTATAACCATTACTACTAATTGGGATACTTCGCTAGATACTACAAGTGTTTATGCAGTAGGTGCAATTAATTCTTATTGGAGAACTAAATTCTTCACTTTTGATAGTTATAAATATAAGTTAATTAGATATATAAAACTTATATTCAAAAGAGTAACTACAAGTTATGGAATAAGTATAAATAGATGTGGTGATTACTGTTTAGAAGATAGAGCAGAAACAGATGCAATATATGGTGGGAATGAAACTGTAACTGTAGATATGTATGTTCCACCAGCGTATAGGAAAGTATTCTTTTCACCAAATAAGGCTATTGTTCATCAATTAACATTTAGTTTAAATGATGTTGATAGACCATTTAGTATAAAAGAACTTGAAATTACTTTGGTTGATAGAGGTAGAGAATGAAAATAAGTTATCCAGCAGGATTAACTGTAGAACAGCAATTAGAAAGAATTATTAAGTGTTTAAATAATATTAGCACTGAAAATATTGCTGATGGGTTTGGGCTGTTGCCAGTAGGTGCGATTATAAAATGGAATAATACTATTACTCCAATTCCACCAGGATTTCATTTATGTAATGGTGAAACAATAAATGGGTTTGTTACTGATGATTTGAGAGATAAATTCGTTATAGGAGCAGGTTCAACTTATGTATGTGCTGCAACTGGTGGTGCTGCAACTGTTACATTAGATGCAAACACAATACCTGCACATGACCATGGAGCTTCTGGGAGTCATTATCATCAAGTTTATTCAAGGGCAGTTGGTGGTGGAATAACACTAGAAAACATTAATTACATAGGACCATATAATAATTCTGCATTAGCTCAAGGAGTATTAGCTAATGCTATTACTGATACAGCAGCAAATCATACACATTCATCTATCGGTGGAGGTCAGCCACATAACAATTTACCACCATATTATGCATTATGTTTTATACAATTTGTAGGTTACTAAACAATAGGAGGATTTTATGGCTATAACTCAACCTTATGGTTGGACAGACCCAAACACAGGAGAATATATACCATCAGGCAGTGGACACGCACAAGTAGTTGGAGCAATACCAGACTGGACTGGTAAAAATATGCCTAATGTAAATGTATCAGTTCCTGGCAAGACTACAGTTAAATATCCAGGAACAGAAGCAGGAAACTTGCAGTATGAGTATCTTAAAGGCGATATAGCTGCAGCTGGAGAAACAGAACGCAGAGCTTTGGCTAATCAGCAGAAGCAAGTAGATACTGCTAATGCATTAAAGAATGATACTGTAAATAGCACAGGTTATACTATGTGGAACAATAGGTTAGCTAACTTACAGCCAACATATACACCAGAACTTAAAACGGCTATTAAAGGTCAAGCTAGAGATGTATTTGCTGGGCAAGAAGCACAACAGCGTAGAGATATGGTAGCAGGTCAGAATAGAGGTGGTGCAGTTCCTAGCGGCTATCAGCGTATGCAATTAGACGCTAACCAAAGAGCTAGTGCAGCTGGATTAAATAGAGCATTAACTGAACAAGATGTAACATTTGCTAAACAAGATTATCAAGACCAGATAGATGCACTTAAACTTGCAGCAGAAAGAGCAACATTTGATTATGGTTTAAATAGTGCAGTAGCACAGATGTTATGGAATACATATAATGATACTATAGCTAAAACACCAGAGTATGATATGAATGCAATTAAAGGTATTGGCGAAAGAATGGCTTTACCTCAAGAATACACTATTGATGTAGAGGGTGGTGGCTCTGGTGGAGAAGTCGGTGGTGGAGAAGGTGGCGGGGAAGGTGGTGGTGGAGGTGGTTCTGGTGGAGGTGGTTCTGGTGGCAGTTCAGGTGGAGGGAATGGTAGTTCTTCAGGATTCAATAATCCAACACCTTATATATTAGGAAAGCAAGGATTAAGTAACGCAATCACTTCTTCTGCTCAAGGAACAGGTGTTTCGGCTATAAACAAAGCAGTAAAAAATATGAATACACAAGGTATGACTTCAGCTCAAATCAAAGCAGCAATAATGGGTAAATAGGAGGTAATTATGGCAATACAAACAGTTCCAGCTTTTAACTTTAGTCAAGGTTCAAATCCACAGAATGTCTTTAATGCTTATGATAAACAACTAGATAGAGGATTTGAAGGGAATCAGAACTATAGAAAAGATTTATTAGAAACAGATAAATGGAATGTAGCTAAAGCAGAAGGCAATATGAGGTGGCAGAAAGAGTTTGATGAAGGTGTTAGACAATTTAACGAAGAATTAAAACAAAAAATAGCAGAAGCAAAAAGTAAAGAAGAAAGAGATTTTTGGAGTAGTATATTTGAAGTAGCAAGTGGTGCTATTGTTGGTGGCATAACTGGTGGTCCAGTAGGTGCAGTTGTTGGAGCATTTGGTGGTGGTATTGGCAATAGTGGATGGAACAGTAAACCAAAAGCAGGTAGTTATAATGGAAATACAGCAATTCCTCAACCAGGAACTTATTAATACTAGGAGGTAGTTATGGGTTGGATGGGTAATGTAGCAAGCGCAATAGAAGGAGTGCGAAAAACTGGGGATGAATATAAAAAGAATAAAGAATCTAAACAGTTGATGAGGGCTTTAGGTATAAGTGAAGAAGAATTAGCAAAATATCCTGATTTAACTCCAGAAGAAGTTGTAGAAGTAATAAAATATAAGCAAGAAGCTGATAATGTTCTAGCAAGAAAAGGGAAATTAAGTCTTGAAACACAAGAACTTCAAAATAAAATAGATATGCAAGGTCAACAGAAAGAAGATATTGCTAGTGGAAAATTAAAAATAAAGTCATATGGAGCAAATGGACCTATTTATGAATCTGCAGTATCTATACCTAAATTAGATAAAGGTGAAATTTGGAATCCAGAAACAGAAACTGTAGAGTTCGCCCCAGGTTCAAAAGCATATTTAACTCAAAAAGCTAAATATATTGATGATACTAATATTAAAAACACTTTAAATACAAAAACTGATTTAGCAGTAAATAAATTTAAAGAAATATTAGACCCTAAAAACAGGTCTGGTTTTGAAATGAATTTTGGAGGATATAATGCATTATTAAGCAAATGGATGCCTTGGGGCGGAGCTAGAGATGCAAGAAATAAAATAGAAAGTGCAAAATCTTCATTAATGGGAATGGGAAAAGAATTAATGCAAGCAGGATTAAGCAAGGGTGGTGCTATAGGGCAAATAACAGAAAGAGAGTGGCCTATATTACAAGCACAAATATCAAATCTTAATTCTACAATGAGTGAAGAAATGGCGGAGGCTGAAATAAACAATATTTTAAATACTTATAAAAAAATGTCAGAGAATATAGAATCTACTTATGAAGAAGAATGGGCAAATTCACAATTTGCAAAAGAAAAAGAAAATAGAAAAAATTTGATTAATCCTAATACTACAGAAACTGTTGACCCAATTCAAAAAGCAAAAGAAGCTGGATATACAGACGAAGAAATTCAAGCATATTTAAGTGGGAGATAATTATGGCAAACAGACCTAGTTTAGACGAAATATTTGGTAATAAATCAAAAGATACTACTTCTATTCCAACTTCTATAATTACTAAAGAAAGACCATCATTAGATGAAATATTTGGGAATAGAACAAGACAAGTTACTAAAGAAGATTTACTTAATATGCCAGAAGATAAAGCTATTAGAATGATAGGCAAATTACAAGGCATGGATAAATCTTCAATGGAACCTATATCTTTAAAAGATAGTGCTATAAATAAAGCAGGATTAATAGGTAAATATGGCATGAAAGGGTTAACTTTTGATTTAATGCCAGATAAAGTTGGTGCAAAAATAATGGATATGTCTGAAAAAGATTATGAAAACTTTCAACCATTATCTAATATTGAAAAAGGTATAGCTACTGGGTCTGAATTGGCAGGTAATGTTGCTAGTGGAGAAGTAGCAGGAAAGGTGGCTGGATATATAGGTGGTAAAGTAGTTAAAGGGGTAAAAAGTGGAGTTAAATCTATAAGAGATTATATGGCAAATGCTCCCAAAAGAGCGACTATTAAAGCAGAAAAAGTTACTTCAGAAATAGTAAAACCAACTCCTAGTGAAACAGCATTATATAAAGCAAAAGGCGAAACAAATCCAGCAATTAGAGAAGCAACTAAAATTATAGATGAATCAAAAACCTATGATGAGCTTATTTCAAAAACAGGAAATAAAGTAAATGAAAATATGACTAAAAGAAATAAAATAATTGAAAATAATAATTTTAAAGTCAAAGGCAATGATTATTTACAAGAGGTATACGATTTAAAAAATAAATTGAAATCAGGTGGTCAGATTACAGAAACAGAATTAGGGCAAATTGATGATGCAATAAGAGAAGAATTACAATGGCTAAAAGATAATCCTAATCCAACTAGAATGATTGCACAAAAAAGAAAAGAGTATTTAGAAGATTTAACTCGTAGTTTATTAGAATCAAATGAAAGCACAATAACACAACCTGCTAGACAACAAGCACTAGATGCTATTAGGAGAGGGTTGCGCAGAGTAGTAAATAACAATAATCCTATACTCACTGCTCTTAATGATACATATGGAGGGTTAAGACAAGCACAATATTATTTAGCAAAGCAAGGTGCTTCTTTATCTAATAAACCAACTAAATTATTAAGACAAAAAATAGCGGATTTAATAAAACACCCAATAGACACCACTACTGATATTTTAATAAAACCAGAATCAGTATTGCCTGCTAAAACTAAATATATTAAAAAAATGTCTACTAAAGCAGGACAAAGAGTAGAAGTTCCAACTCCATTAGTAACAGAACCACCAAAAGTATTGAGTTTACCTGCTCCTAAAGGCAATATAGGAGAAAGTTTTATTGGTAGTGGAAAAATCCCTAAACTTCCAAATACAATAGAAGAAGATTTAATTGAAATGAGTAATGTTAAAATAAATGCACCAGAAATATATAAGCAAATGGGTGGAGATAAAGAATACAGAAGATTACAGATGCTGTTAGAAGAAATAAAAGGCAAATAAATGAACGATTCCGACTTGCAGAATGTTAAAGATTTATTTAAGTTATATCAAACTCACTCTGATGGATGGCGTAAAGAAAAAGACGAAGCAGATATAAGATTCAGAAATGAGCTTAAAGAAAGTCTTGACGAAATAACAAAACGCTTTGAAGCATTACCTTGTAGGGAAAGAGCTGTTCAAACAATAGTTCACGAAAAAGAACACGATAGATTATGGGATTGGGGCATCAAACTATTATGGAGTTTTGGCATAATTCCAATATGGGGAGCTATCGTATATATAATAGATAAGCTTCATAGAAAATGAAATTAAATATTAACAAAGATATTGCACATGACCTACGCAATATTGCACAGAGGTTATGTATGATAAAAGAAGATATAAATGAATTAAGTAAATGTATGACAAAGTTGTTTCTTGATGTGGAGAATAGTTATGAAGAAAGAGATAACACAGAAAGAATTAATAGAAGTATTGCATCTGGACCCATTAGTGCAGACACAGCCGAAGGAAAATGTGAGGGAAAGGATTGCTAATTTGTTGTTACGAATATTGAAGATATATTGGAAGGAATAAAGGAAATACAGGGAGGGAAGCTTAACTAAAATATTAAAACTGCACTTATGTGTGGTAAAAGGAACGATTCAATTAAGGTAGATGTATAGGGTAGCTATATATTGTGCAACCTTAAGAATACGATAACCTTATTGTTAAACTGAACTTCCTTTCCCTGTATTGTTAAATTATATGTGTTTTAATTGGTTCAAACCGAAACCACCAGAAAGTAATATCAAATCAGAGAAGGGAATAGTATGCTTCCCTTGGGATGATGAATTAAGCCGTATTAGAGAAGATTTAGCACCTCAATGGGTTAGATTAGGCATAGACCAGGGAGTTAATTTTAGCTCTGCTATAGACCTTATATATAAGTTCAGAAATCAAGGGATAGTAGTAGTTTTGTGTATTATAGATAAGTCAAATGTGTTTAATACAGTCAATCTATGTAGTAACTATGCTAGGGAGTTAAGAGATAATGTATGGTATGAAGTGTTAAACGAACAAAATAGCCCAGTAGACACATTTGTTCCAGTAAAGACATATGTAGATATATATAACGCCTGTAAGACTGCCATAAAGACGTATAACTCTAATAGTAAGGTTATAATCGGTGGTCTTAATAACGAGATTAAGAAGAACAAATCAAATGAGATTAAAGCAAATGAATATTTAACTAGCTTCATTAATTATGGGTGTAAGACAGATGCTTGGAACTGGCACAACTATTCATTAGATAATAAGTTTGATACAATGGTAAGTACTTGTAGGAAACTAGACCCTAAAATACCTATAATGTTAAGTGAATTTCCAGGTAGAACTATAAAAGAATATAATACATATATGACTAAATTCAGTAAGAATTGGGTTAATATAGCTATAGTATATAGTTGGCAAGGACCAGATTGGGGAATAAAGGATAAACCAGAAGTATTAAATTATATTAAAAACTACTAATGAAAAATATATTAGCAATTATGATTGAAGGAATAACATTATTATCTTTTATAATAGTATTTATGTGTTGGATAGGCCCAAAAGAAGTATTGCGTTCATTAGCAAATTATATTCAAGAGCAATACGAGGCAAAGAAAGCAAGTGTGGAACAAGAAAAAAAATCTCCCAAAACAATTAAAAAAGTTTTGGATAAAACAAATAAAGTTGCTAGAAAAAGAAAGATTTGATGTAAGAAAAACCAAGAAAGAAGTGTATGAAGATATAGAATACACTTAAAGGAGGATTTATGTTTGACTGGATATTGAATAATTGGGTAACCATACTAGCTGTATGGGGCGGTATATGTGTTATAGTTGATGCTATTGTTGGGTGGACTTCAACACCTAAAGATGATGCAATATGGGAAAAGATTAAATCAGCAATCGCTTATATTGTATCACTTAAAAAAAAATAGTAGTTGTAAATGAACTCACTAAATGGAGAGTAAGTGTTACTCCTAGAAATGATATGGGTTCATTTGAGATGGAAGATTTAAAAGAAACGGGGTGGACTCAAGGTCAGTCTGCCCCTTTTTCTCACTGGAAGTGGTGGATTAAGTTCACTAGAAAGTGGTGATTTCTTTTTCCAATCTATTAGTGAATAGTTATCGTTATATTCTTTTGTTTGTGGACGCTGTTTATAATCAAATTCTTTCATATTAGTATTTTAATGCTCTTAACAAGCCCTCCAACCATGTTGGAATACACAAAGCTATTATAAAATATATAAATAACATTAACCAAAAATCATTATCCATATAACACTCCTATCTTTTACCATTTTTTAAAGTTAAAATAACAAAGAATAAAGCAATAATTATAACTGTTAAACATATTTCAAGTTCGCTCATATTATTTCTCCTTTTTATTATATAGAAGTTTATTTACTTTTCTAGTCAATTCCCAAGTTTGTTTTCTTAAATCATTAATTATTATTGATAAAAATATAATTGAAATACAAATTAAACATATTGAAACAGTAATCATACTCCCTCCTTTTTGTTTATCTCTTTTATCAGTTGCACTTCACTTATCCCAAACATCTTTGCAACTTCCGTTACAGTATAGTTTTTACGAAACAATAGCAGTGCTGTTTCTTTCTCTTGCTTGGTCATTTTATAATCCCTCCGCAATTAGTTCGTCTAAACTCCTAACCAAAATATACTTGTGTCCTCTTGCCTCCACATCCTGCTGGAACTGTTTCTGGAAGTCTGACTGCTTGCCTGTAATTGTTTTGCACTCTATCCAGTAGTGCATAAACCATCCTTGTTCCAGAATATGAGTAAATGGTTTAATACATAATATATCAGCCATACCTTTAACACCCTGCTTGAAGTAACTGCCACTCTTTGTTTCTACGATACCAGTGTTACACCTCATTACGAAATACTGCTTAGCTTGTAAGTATTTAATACAGGATTTTACAATATCAGACTCTTTAGTTCTTACTTTAAATTCTGCAATTCCATAAGCATATTTATTGTATTTTTTAATTTTCATTTTTCTATCTCCTCAATAGTAACTTTCACTTTAACCATAGGATTTTTATTTAATACTTCATCTGACATTATTAAATAAAACCTATTATCAACTACTAATGGTATATCTATACCATGCTTATCTGCCTCTTCCCAACCTTTAGTAGCCCATCCCACAAACTGTTTAATTTTCATTTTTCTCCTTGTAAGTGTGCTATTATTAATAAAAAAGTTCCAAAATTAAATACTGCAATACCATACGAATGAGTGTAAACATTATAACTAGCAGCACCTAAATTTAAGATTGCAAATAAAAATAATATAGAAAACTTCATTTTCCCTCCTTACATAATGGATATTCAGATTTTAGTAGTCTAATCAATTCATCTCTTTTCTTTCCAGTAATTTTAGCTTGGTCTATATAAATTATAACTCCATCAACTATCTCTCTATACGCTTTTAATAATTTATTTGCGTTTATAAAATATCTCCTAGAACTCCAAGGTAATCTTTCATCTCCAAATCTTTTACATAATACTTGCATAATGTATTGTTGTTGTTTCATTCTTTCTCCTCCTTTAAAAAAATAAGTATTTTATACAAGCACTTGAAACTAATATTAAAACCATAGGCATTAATGCTCCAGAAATAAGCACACACCAATCTACAATATCCATTATATTCATCTGTCCTCCTTCATCTCTTCAATGGTAATTTTTACTTTTCTCATTTTTTGTTTTGGCATATATTTAGTCCATATATATTTTTTCCAAATAATAGGCATAAATAATTCACCAAATCTATCCCATTCTGGTTCTGGTTTTTTATATGTCCATCCTATAAAACTTCTACTATTTTTCATTTTGTAATCTCCAAAATACTTTTTCGTATTTCGTCAATAATATCTATTGTATCGTGTGAGTCTAGTTGACATCTTTCGTGTATAAATGTTATTAGTTTTACTGTTATTATATTTTCAAGTAGAAAATCTTTTAACCAGTGTTTGGTTTTACCTAAATCATCTTCTAAAAAATCACATGTTGACCTAAAATTTATTAAAATATTTTCAAGTTTTGTGTTTTCTGTTATATCCTCATTTGTCATCGCTCCTCCTTCATCTCTTTGATTACATCGATGAGTTGGTTCGTTTTATCTACAAGAGTTTTAATTGCGTCAGCAGTGCAAGAATGTATATTATCAACTGGAATCATATCTATCTTCTCTGGAATTTCTGCTTTCTTTGGTTCTTGTGGGAAGTGTGCGACAACTCTACCATTAATAGCAATATCAAGAGTAGAATAAGGATGTGATACTTCAACCCAAACTTTATCTCCATTTTTTATTTTATTCATATCAACAGGGTCTAGATATACCTCTCCATCTTCTCCACATATGCACTTTCCTTTAACTTTCATAAAACCTCCTTTATCCTATCCAGTTCAAATAAAAAATACTTAAACTTCTTGATGATTCTTTGTCTTATTCTACAAACTTCTGATTCACAAATATTCAATTTTATACATATTAATTTATATTCTTTATATTTTAATAAATATTTGTATATTTTATATTGTTTTTTACTCAATATTTTAGGTGCTAATTTATTTAAATAGTCAAGTTGTCTCCACAACAATTCTCTATTTTCAAAAGTTTTAGTTGGCAATAATTCAAAATATTTAGGGTCTTTTATCGCAAAAAAATAATTATATTTATTAGAATTTAAATTCATATTGTGATGTATCATCCTTTTCTTTTTTTCTTAATTTTTTGTCATAATAATATATTCTATTTTTTGATAACTTTAAATCACTTAAATCATAGCAAATATCATTGGCCTTATCATATTTTTCTTTTAATAAATGCCTTTTTAAATCATTAATTGATTTATAATTGTTTAAATAATTTATTTGATTGTATATTTTATCAAATATAACAGATTGATTGCAATGTTTCATAGCTTCTTCTTTTTGTGCATATATTATTTCATTTCTAGCAGATTCATTATTAATTAAATAAATAATTTTTTTACTTAATTCTTCAAAATTATCATTTTCTATTGTTAAAAATTTACGATAATTAAATCCGGCGTTTTCTAAACAATGCTTAGTAAATATACAAATACAATTGTTGTCTATCATTTCATACATTGCGTATTCTATTCTATTACCATAATCGTTTTTGTTTTTTAAAGTAAATCCTGAAAAAGCAAACATACTATTTTTTAAATAATTTATTATTACTTCATTTTTAGTTGGTCCTGTTATTAAAATGTCACTATTGTAATCTTTGAATTTTAAATTATATTTATCTAATAAATTTTGCTTCATCTCTATTGT